GTTGATCATCCATATCAGTCTTGGTTAACTTAACTGCTTTAGCAAGAATAACAAGACAGATCTCAACCATCTTCTCACCAAGTTCTTCATTGTCTGGAATGTTTGCGACTGCATCTTTAATAATTTTGGATGCTAATGGAAGTAGAAAGGATAACATTGGTTCATGTCATAGGGCATGAATTATTTATCCTTTTTATCTTTTTTGCCAGGTTTCATTGGTTTAGGATCTGGTTCGCCGTCATCTAGTTCAGGCATGATCTCAACCACTGGCTTCTTTACTTTTTTTCGGTTTCTTCCTTCATGCCTTTTTTCTTGGCACCAATGACCTTAGAAATTTTCTTACGACGTGCTAGGAGATACTTGTCAGACTTATCATGATCACCATCGTTATCGATGTCCTTGTCTTCCTTACCTACAGCATCAAGTTTCTTTCCTTCCTTGACACAATTAGGAACTTCTTTGCCACCTTTTTTCTTGGTGCCAGATGCTTTGTATCCCTTCCAGCATGTAGAAGCACCGACATTTTTACGTGCGGTCTTCATGCCTTCTTCAATTACTTCTGCTTCAAAGACATACTCAACACCATCTAGTTCAAACGATACTGCTTCTTTCTTAGCAGTCTTAGCAGACTTCTTGAATGCATCCTTAGCAGGGTAAGCATCGCTTCCTGGTTTAGCAGGAGAACCACCACGCTTTCTCTTTGCATGAATGTTAGCGTAGAGACCTTTGCCTTCAGTCACTGCTTTTTCTTTCTTCACACTATTCTTACTTTCCGTCTGGCACTTGGAGCACCCTTTCCCTCCGCAGTTAGAGCAGGTATCACACGACTCCTTCGCAACCACCTTCGTGGTGTCGCGAATTTCTGCTCCGTGAGATTGTTTGACGCCTGCACCAATACGTAAATCGGTAGCAGGATCAGGAGCACCTGCATTCGCTTTGATATCTTTTTCACCTTCATCACTCTTCTCTTCACTACCAGCAAGATCAGGGATTGATGTGGAAGCATCAGCACCGCCTTCACGGGTAGGTTGTTCCTCGCCTTGCTTCTGCTCGGCAGGAATACCTTCTTCATGAAGATGCCAACCGAATCCTGCACCTTTAGTCCACTTACCATAAGATTCAATTAGAGCCCTAGAGAACTCGTCATTATGCTGAACACTAGTCGTTGGTTTTTGACGTTCCATTATTGTCGAAGATACTTCTTTTCCTCTCTTTATTTATAGAATCTGTAACATTGACATGACGGATATCTTTTATCCATGAGCGAAACATCTGACCTGATTCAGAAATTACTATGGCATAGTTACCACCTACACGTTTAATCACACCTTTCTCACCAGTCAATGCAGACATAACCGCATCACCTTCTTGAAAAAATTCTTCATGTCTTTGTTGCTGACGCAGTGCTTGCTCTCTAAGTTTTTTAAAATTTCTCATAATCCCATACCTTTACGAACTTGTTTCATCAATTCTAATTTCTGAGCATCCTTTAGTGTGTTAGGAATGCCAGAATAGAAATCTTGAATTTTTTTATCTTTTGCTGCTGCTCTCATTTTACTAGCAGACATACCAGCAGCACCCTCTGCATCTGGATCCCTTTCTCCAGCAGACACACATTCTGCTGACCTATATGTAAATTCAGTTCCATTATATTTTTTTAAAAGTTCTTGGTATGATGATACCCTATCAGATCCAGCAACCCATACTACATCATCATATTCTACTTGAAGTTTTTGTAACAATTTAATGAAAGTGTTTACTTCTCTATCGTAGATAATATTTTTTGCATGGTTTGGATAGATCAATTTCATCCACTCCACTTTCTTATCTGATGGGAGAGGATCCTTTGGTCTCTTCTGAGTGTGAGTAGGATAAATGAAGTAGTCATCTCCGTTAGCAACCGAAGCAACTTTTTCAATAAGTTTTTCGTGACCGATTGTTGGAGGATTAAATCTACCCCAAGTAAATACTACTCTCTTCATTTCTTAGCCCAGGATTTGATTTCTTCAAAGTTGCGTTGACTAAATCCACCAAGACGTTGAACTAACTTAACAGCATTAGTTGATTCACGAATAGCAACGTATCCTTCTTGGTTACCAACTTCATATGTTCCTGTCTTTTCATCATAATAATAGGTTCGGAATCTCTCCCCTGCTTCAAGTTTAGGAACAAAGATGTTTTTAATATTTTGTATAGTATTATATAGTGCAACCATTGCAAGGAAGTCTCTTTTATTTGCTTCGAGAACATCCATACCAGCATACATTTTTGCTTTCCACTCTGCAATCTTTGGTGCTTGCTTTAGACTACCAATTTTCTTACGAAACTTCTCTTCCCAGTAGTTGCAGTATTCTTGATAGAATCGTGCAGCACTACTTACTGCTTGTCCTTGACGAACTTTAGCATTAAAGTATTGCTTGAGGAAGTAAGCAAGACCCCAAGGATCATCATGAGAAGGAGCAATCTCATTTAAGAAATCAGCACACTGAGGAAGAAGTCTTGATCCTGTTCGCTTCCAATTCATCAGTTGTGTTTTCTCTGCATTAGTAATCATAGATGATCTACCTAACTCAGAAGTAAATGGAGATAGGATGAGAAGATCTTTCGTTGACTTATCTGATGCATCAAAACCAAAGTTTACAGACAGGTCAGCAACACTCTTAGCACCATTGTTAGGATACTTAGCATGGATAACTACACAGACTTTACATGCTTTAGCAGTATCATATAGAGTATCATGATCTGGAATACAATAACTAATCAGTTGAGGTTTGAAGATCACACAATCTTCACCATGAACATCTCTTACAACTTTTCTAGTTCCTTCGTGATAGAGGAAGTCTCCTTGAACAACATCTTTTAACTTACCATTGTCATACAATGGTTTCATATACTTGAAGACATACTCAAATACTTTTTTAAGTCCTGGAGCAATCTTATCTTCATTGATCTGTTCCACAGACTTAAACAACTGAGGATTTTTATTGAAGATACCTTTCTTTGCAACAAAGAATTGTCCATCCTCAGGATCTGGTCCACAGAAGATAGCAGGTGACCCATCCCACTTTGTAGAAAACTTTCTACTATTTTTTGGATCCCCAGAAAAAGTTTGCACTAGGTCATCAATGTATGAAAATGATTCTTTGACTCCCTCTTCCCCAAACATAAGCATGAGGTCTTCGATGTGCTCTAGGTGTAGATTCTTTGCCATTGATCAACCACCAAACTTGAGATAAGAACTGGACTGCATGAAGACTGTTGCCTTTTGGTTATTAAAGACCATGAATGCTTTTGATCCTGCGTAGAAATACATAGACTTCAAAATGTTCTGCTGAACTGATTCGGAGATGTGACCAGAGGCAGAGTCGAGCATGTATCCGATCTCATAGGACTGGATCTTGTTTTTGACATACTTCATTTTATCAAAAGCAGAGACTCTTGGGGTGTCCTTGAGATACTTTGTAATGTGTCCACTGCTGTGCTCGCCGTTGGAGAGGGTGTTGATGTATTCTGCCACCTGATCTGCTATACGATCAACCATCTCCTGAGTTCTCATTTTGCTTTGAACCCATGAATACGGCATGAATCCATTATTAGGATTCTCTCCAAAAATTTTTCTTCTCAATCTACCCAACTGAGTAAAATGCAGTCTTGCTGAAGAGAGTTTTGCAATCACTTCAGTTGCTGGCAGTGTCACCTTACCATGTGCTGATGTTGATCCTACTCTTGTTTTCATTAACTGAATTTGAATATCAGCAACTTTACCAGACTCTTCAAATCCTCTGGCATCTAAATTATAAGTTTTTGGAAATCCAGTAACATCAAAGTAGATTAGACACTTAGCATTAGTCTCAAGATAATCTACACTAGTAACTTCTACTTCTACATCAGCATACGTTGCAATCGTTCCAATGTCTGGACTGGAAACAACTTCTCTCTTTACAGATTTTCCTGCCTTCTTTAGAGAAATTCCAATGACGTTTCCTTTCTCAAACTGATCATGAATCCACTTATTGTATTCATACAACTGAGCAAGATCATTATAGTATTGAATTGTGTCTTGATTTAGTTTATCTTTTGATAATGCTTTTGCTGCATCTGGAGGATGGTAATTCTTCTTACCTTCAAAAGATGTTTTAACAGCAATGATATCAGATGGATTCCACTTGTCTTCCGAGATACCCAATGTCTTATTCAATCTCTGCAAGACACTTGAATTGATACTACTGAATTGATTTCTACCTTTAGTCTTACTACCCTGAGCAAGTTCTGATTTTAATTGATTGTAGTATCCTTTGTAGCGCGGATACTGGTCTTGTCTGTAAAAATTATACTTGCCACGACTTAAGTCTCCATACGCAGCATTAG